ATTGCCACCACCCACCAGTCCGCCGGACGCGTAACCGCGCATCATGCTGTACAGATTCCCCACCCCGATCCGGCTGGTCGCCTCTTTGGTAAAAACGAACTCCCCGCGATGAACCACCCCGGCAGGTTCATATTTACCGCCCGATCCGGTATAGCCGCCCCCGGCAAATCCGATAGCCGAACTGACAGCGCCCACGATTCCCACTCCCGCCTGTTTAAGGGCGATTTGCGCCAGCATCGAAAGCGTTGAGCGGGTGAAGTCACTCCACTTTGCTTTACCGGTGGTAAGCATATCCGCAAGGTTTTGCGTCATTCCGTCAAAGGTGCTGGCGGCTACATTTTTCATCTGGCCGTACGCGTCACCCGCAGAATCGGCGTAATCAGCCCAGGCGGATTTCCCACCAGATAGCCAGTCACCGCGCACTTTATCCTGTTCCTGATAATATCCCTGTAGCGCCTGCAGCTCCTTCTGGTAGCCCTGATCTTTTTCAGACCCGCCGCCATTTTTCCAGCCCTGTAGTAACTGAGCCTCTTCATTGCGCCGCTGTGCCGCACGACTGCTCATCCCCGCGCTTTCCGCCAGCGCCCGGGTTTTCTCACCCATCTGGGTAACGTATTTTTGCGATGTGTCCTGCAGTCGATTGAGACGTTCCTGCGTGACGATCTGGTCACCCAGTTTTGCATTGATTTCAGCCTGCGCGAGCACCTTATCCTTGCTGGCGAGCAGGGACTTTTCATCACCCGTCAGCGCCCGGGTTCTGGCAGCCTGTTCAAGGACCGTGAATCTGGCCTGCGCTTTCCACAACTGCTGGCGCTGCTGGCTAATCGTGTCATTGATATCACTGTGCTGACGCAAAACCTCAAGCTGAGTCTGCAGCTCCAGTGTCTGCGCACTGGTGCTGTCGGTGAGTTTTGCGCCACCGGGCACCCTGCCTTTCGTCGGTTTTTTCAGGGAGTCCTCATACTCCTTTTTGGCCGCCGCCATGTTGATGTTGTAATCCGCCTGCAGGATCCGCCCATCTTTCAGAGCCTTGTTAAGCTCGCCCTGCCTGGCCGTGTATTTCTCCAGTGCAGTCTGCGTTTTGGCATAGTTTGCCTGTGCCTGCGCAGCATACTTCTGGCGATCAGATTCCGCAGCCGCTTCGCGGGAGGCATTCTCCTCGTTCGCTCTGGAAATCCCCGCCTGCTGCTGCGCCATGTCCAGCGCCAGTCTGGCCGTTTCGCGGTCATTCCAGAACCGGGCACGGGCCTCAACATTCACATAACGATCACCCTTTCGCAGGTTCCAGATTTCATCGGCCTTTTTGAAATCGGCTTGTGCTTTTGCCACCATTTCCTGCGCGGTATCGGGCCGACCGACATCAAGCGCCGCATCCCACATCGACTTGAAAGCGCGTTTCAGCGTATCGGCAGCAGTTTCAATCGACCCCATATTGTCGCGGATGGATTTGGTCTGATCGTTGAATCCGGCGGTGGCCGCGTCGTTTGCCGCCTTAAGTGCCCCGGCTTCATCACCGGCACGCTGCAACTGGGCAACATGTGCTATCTGCTCGGCTGTCACGTTGTGAAATTGCCGGGCCATTGCAATGAGCCCGGATGTCGGGTCAGTTGTCAGCTTGCCATACGCAGCGGCAACCTTATCGACTGGTACCCCCGATGCTTCGGTGAAGCGGGCAACAGCCTGGCTCATGTCGTCAAAATGGGCACCGGCACGCACGCCAGCGTTGATCAGCTCCGTCAGTGCCTTGCTCGTCTGATTAAACGTAAGACCGGCAGACTGGCCGCTTCGCGCCAGCGTGAGCATTCGATCGGCAGTCAGCCCCGAAGCGTTACCGGAGAGCACCAGTGTTTTGTTGAAATCGGAGAGTGTGGACGACCCGGCATACCAGGTATACAACAGCGCCCCCGTCGCTGAAGAGAGCGCCCCAATACCAAGCATAACCGGCGAGATAGATCCCAACAGTGCACGAAATGTTGGAATAACCCCGCCAAAGGAGTCTTTAACCTGTCCGCCCTGCTGGAGAAGGATCAGCCATGGGCTCTGGCCGCCCGCCAGCTGCGTGGCGATATCGGTGAACTGCGCCGGGAGCATGCGCATCGCCGCGTTATACTGACCAACAGAGATGCCTGCCTTGCGGGCAGCGCTCTCCTGACGGCTGAATGACTGCTGGATCCGCAAAGCAGAATCGTTCGCCGCGTCTCCCGTTTGCCTGAATTCTTTTTTGACGTAGTTGATCTGCTCGTTAAATTTCGTCGAGTTGACGTCAAGATTAACGACCAGATCACCGACTACCGTCTGGGCCATAGCGTATACCTCCAGAAATACCTTCCGCCTTCGCCATCAGCGCATCGTCGTCCGGCTCTGCTACATCAACGGGTTCAGATACAGGTGAAAGAATGCTGAAGCTGGCAGGCGTCAGCTCCGGGTCGGCAAAAAACAGGGTTGAAATGGTGTAGAGCAGGCCGGAGAAATGGGCGTCCAGCTGCGCATCATGAAAGAAATTATCCCGGTAGAAAATTTTCCAGTCGCCATACTCCGTAGAGGACATGCCAGCAAGCATGGCGCGCCAGTCAGGGCGACCGAACTCACGCGCCAGTTTCAGGACAAACGTCAGCTCACTGGCGAGAGCTTTTCCGCCGTAACAGGCTCTGCAGATTCGCTGATGCCAACCTGCGGATCCTCCAGTTGCGGTTCAATCATGCCGGAGAGGAGTTTCACCTTAAAATCCGCTTCAGCAATAAGCTCCGTCGGCCAGGTCTGCAGGACTTCATCCTGAATTTTCATCACTTCCGCTGACGCGCCCTCAGGAAGCGTACCTTTCAGCGTATGACCATGCCAGAGCGACAACGCCACCAGGTAAGCACCATTTTTCACGGTGAGGGTGATAGCGGTCTGGAAATCACCTTCTTCAACCGCTTCCAGCTCTTTCAGGTACTCAAGGTGTTCAATGCGCTGCAGCGCGGACAGCTGATACAGCGTCACGCTGCTGCCGTTATGCTCGAGCAGTTCAGTTTTAAGAAACATATTTACTCCGGGGAACGGGGCTCGCGCCCCGGTTATCAGGAAACGGTGACCTTGCAGATCGCCACAAAGTTACCGTCATTGCCCATGACGATGATTTCGACAGCGCCTGCCGCCACGCCGGTGATGGTAAGGGTATTACCGCTGACGCTGACCGTTGCTTTTGAAGGATCACTGCTGGCTACGCGGAAGGATTTATCTGAAGCGCTGGCTGGCAGGACCGTCACTGCCAGTTGCGTGGTCGCACCGACAGCGACCGCTGCAGTGGATTTATCCAGGCTGATACCCGTCACGCCAATTACCGCAGTACCGCTGTCTTCTGCCAGTGAGGGTTTGCCGTTATTGGTGATTTTCACCGTTCGGGTCATCACATCTTTAGCCGTAACCGTTTTCCCAAGGCTACTTATCCAGCCTTTGAAAACATCGACGGCACCATTCGGGTACTTAATTTTGTACCCCTTTACTGTACCGTCATCGAACCAGTTCACCAGGTCCTGCTGACCGCTTTCACCCGGCAGCCAGGCGAGGGTAAAGCTGGTGTCTCCGGCGGACTTTTGACCCTGCATGGTAGAGGTCCAGTCAGCGTTGTCGTCATCGATATACGTGTCGTCCTCTGACTCGGCGGTGAGCTCGCCTGGCTGCAGATCCTTAATCTTTGCCAGACGCAGCCAGCCAACATCCGAAACCGGATTGGCATACGGCTCACCACTTCCGGTGTAAATCCAGAGCGTAGTGCCGGCGCCTTTCGTCGGTGCCAGCGGGTTAGGTGTGGTCATAACATCCTCACATTTCGTAGGTAATGGAATATTTCAGATCGACAGAGCCCCAGGTCGCCATTTCGTCATCGCGCTGATAGTCATAGCCCTGGGCTGAAATGGATTCAATTAAGGGGGTGAGTCCAGGAATCTCGTTGAGCCGGGGGTAGATTTTGTTTTCCATCCAGGTATCAAGCGCGGTATCCGTTTCGCTCGCTTTCAGGAACACCTCGATATGAAGCGTGGCGCGCCAGATATCTTCGTCGATGGATTCCTCCGTGGACTGAGCATCAGTGATATAGACGGCGACAGCCGGGAGATCTTCGGACTCGAGTACAGCAGGACGGCCATCAGACCACGTTACAGGGTCAGTAATGCCTGCTTTCAGGACATCGAGAACCGCCTGGCGGATCAGGGGGTGTTTCATTTGGTCAGGATTATCCTCAGTTGATTGCGTAAGGCCGCTGAGAGCTCTTTCGGAAGATCGGTGGCCGTCAGGCGGATGCTTTCCTGCTTGAATGCCTCCGTCAGCGGGACCGCCAGAGGAATGCTCACCACCTCGAGCGGGTAGCGGCTTTTGGTGGTTCTCCGCAGGACATGCCAGCGCCCGTTTTTGAGTTGCTGGATGAATCCGCCCGGGAAGCGAAATCGCCCGATGACCAGAACGCTTCGGACACCGGCCTTGTCACGTTTTCGCCGGGAAAGGCGCACGCTGGCCACGCCCAGCTTGATCGCCGGGAGGTTTCCCCGGTTAACGCGAATAGTGGCCTGCGGTTTGCGTACCGTGGCTTTCTTCAGGCGCGCACGCTGATTGACGAGTTTTCGCTGCACCCGTGTGTCCTTCGCAACCTGGCGGGTGCTGTGGGAGATGGCCCGGGTGGCCACACGATTGACCGCCTGAGAGGATGCCCGCGGCACGGCGGTTTTGCTGATGCTTTCCAGGTTAGCGATCGCCTGTTCGAGACCTTTAATGGACATAGCGCCTCCATTACTCAATCCAGATCTGTGGCTTACCGTTGAACAGCTGTTTGCGGGTAACGATGTAGTCCTGGCCCTTCCAGTGAATGGCATCGCCTTTGCGCGGTGACACTGCCAGGGAGAACACCACCAGTGACAGGCCATCCCCTACCAGCGGCCCCATTTCTGCGACAAACTGGCTTTCTACAGCATCAAAACTGACACCGTTGATCGTGACCTTATCTGCCATCAGATTGACGGTGGCCGCGTCCATACGGGCCACCATAGCGTCGAAGAGGTTAGCCATTCAGCTTAACCAGTACGGTGGTAGCGTTCGCAGCTGCAGCCTGCCAGGCTTTCCCTGCGGGTGTCGCCCCGGTTGCATCCAGCTGTACTTTCCCGCTTTTGAAGTACACGGTTTTACCCTGGGCGATATCATCCGTCGTCAGTTTCGGCAACTGGACGACGCCACTGGTTAAACCCGTACCGGCTTCGCCGACGGCAATATCAGCGATAGCGATCGCCAGGACATCACCCACGGCAACTGGCGTGCCGCTGGTGATCACAGCCGAACCCGAGTTGGTCAAATCGATAGTGTGACCATCCTGTACGAAATTCTTCATGAGCTCTCCGTATGGCCCCTGCCGGGGCCATGTTGCAGATATAAAAAAAGCCCTTACGGGCCGGTTCAATGTCGGGGTGATTACTTACCGGATGATTTCGCAAGACCGCGATAATCCAGCGGCGCCACACCAGCATCGATGCGAACTTTCGTCGCAACACCGTCAGTGGTGAAACCTTCCTGCTGGTCGATGTACGGTGCATCAATGCCATTGAGGTACGCCACTTCGATGGTATCGGTGCCCTGTGCGGCAGCCAGATACCAGGCCGCCGGGTCGGCATCATCGAGACGCGCTTCTGCGATCACTTCGGCAAAGTTCTGCAGCGGGTTCACAACGCCGGCATTGATATCAGCCCCTTTCACGCTCGCTGACTTAATGGTCTGGCTGGCTAATGTTTCCAGCCCCACCGGAACCAGCATGTAGGCCGGGCGAATGTTCAGGGCGCGCTCACCCTCTTTCTGCTTGCGCATGTTCTGGCGGGCTTTATCAAGGCTGTCTACGCTGATGGCGCCAGATGAAAGGTTGGCATGGTCAGCATGGAAGAGCGCCTTACCATCTGACAGTTTCCCGTTACCGGTCAGCAACACATAGACCAGGTCACCGATAGTGGCTTTTGCAGCGCGACCCATCTTCATCGGAACGTCAGTCAGCTGGTTCAGGTCATCGTTGATGATGGCCTGGCGGGTGATGGAGAAGATCTCACCGTAAGTGGCCAGCGCGATGGTTTCACCCTTATCCTGCGTGGTGATGTACTTATACTCCGCGCCCTCTCGCACCTGACGCAGGGACGGGAAGCCCCCCATGCCGACGCGATGCGCCGTTTTGAAGTCAGACAGCTGGCCTTTTTTGGTCCAGAGTTCAAAGGTCTCTGCCGCTTCATCCCAGCCCTGCAACAGCGCTTTGTTGGCGACATCGAGCAGGATATTGCCAAAATCGGAGGTGCTGTGCGTCAGCGCAAAACCAACCATCTGCATCGGGTTGTAACTGGAGACCCCGATGCCGCGCTCGGTCAGGGACATGCGGGCGTATTCGCGCAGCGTCATACCGTTATAGACGTTGTCACGCTCAACATTTTCATAACCGGCACGCGCCATCAGCGCCTGGCGGATCCCGTCTCCAACAAAGTTACCGTTCCCGGCATACACATGGGCCTGCCCCTGCGTAGTGGTGTTGGACGGCGTGGCATTTTTACCGAGCTCTGCCAGAAGAACATCTTTCGCCTGGCTGACCGAGCACTCTGGATCGGCAATACATTTAGCCTGCAGCTCCTGATGCTTTCCGCCGAACATGGCGAAGAGATCCTGAATACCGTTCACGCGTGCCTTTTGCTCCGCAATAACCTGCGCACGGATATCAGTTTCGCTGGCACCTGCCGCCGGAGCCGGCTGGGTGGCAGTTGGCTGCTGTGTTTCGCGCGTAGCGGTATTGCGCGGTGGGGTGACCATGTTGCGAATGCTGTTTGGCATCTTTTCAAATTCCTCAATACGTTTCGAATGGATGCAGGCCATTGCCTGCAAGGATGGTGTGACCTGGTCAGCGAAGCCCAGCTCCAGACATTCAGTGCCGGAGAGCCAGGTCTCTTCCTCCAGCATTGCCGCAATTTCTTCGGTGCTTTTTCCCGTCTTCTGCGCGTATGCCGGGATCAACACCGACTCCACTTTATCGAGCAGGTCGGCGTAGTCGCGCATGTCATCAGCATCACCACCCGCAAAACCCCACGGCTTGTGGATCATCATGCAACAACATGAAAGCAACTCTCTGATAAAATTGAAAATTAACCCCTTCAATGAGCTCTTTGTATGTAAATGCAATACACATTGCAATACACAAGCCAACAATATGAGAAACGCAATATTGCAATTAGTTAAATTTAGAAATATATTGATAAAAAGATTTCTTCGGTGGCAGAACATGGACTTATGGAATTTCATCAACAATTCATGGTTTGTGGGAATCGTGGGTGGTATTTTAAGCGGCCTCGTAACTACATGGATTGGTCGAAAGTTATTTTCGGAAAAAGACAAAAAAGAATATATTCGAAAGGTTGATGCAACTAACAAGGAAATTGTTTATTCTCTTCGCTCAGCAATTTCTGACAACATTCATCATGACCATAAAATAATCACCAGCCTTATGTCAGCAACTGCCAGAAAAAATGGAGTTTTGATTGCAGATATTTATAGTCTTAAAGAAGTAACAGAAGATTTAATCAAAGAGGTAATGGATTCTAGCTTTATACCTTCAGAATATAAGAAAAGTTACTGCGAAAAACTAGCAAAAGTTTACTTATCAGATGAAGAAAAGAAATCATCTGAGTTACATGCGAAAGAAATAAAAAACATACTATTACATTACTCAACGAAAAAAGACTCAATAATCGGCACCTCCACAGCTCTTTTAGGAGTTATGGTAACATTGATTACTTTCTTATTAACAATTTTACAAAGCAAGTCGGATATACTAGAGAAAATAGACAACATTTTTCTACCATCCTCAAACGGTGTTGTCTTTTTACTAACAGCTCCTATTTTTGTTGCCATATCAGCAATGATGATTGTTTTTATGAGAAAATGGTTACTGGCCAAACAAGAATTTTATAATGATACGTCTGTGCGCTCCGCAATGAAAAATGAAGCATTAAAAAAAAAATTTAAAACGGAAATCAAATCAGGCTATGACCTTGATAAAAAAAATGACAATTCACCCCCTCGTGAAGATTAAATAATTTATGAAAGGTGCCGGGGGTATACACTTCAGCACCTTTATACCATAACCAATAACCAATTGATTTTGATTGATATTTAATGCATCTTCACATTTTATCCTCGATATAGATTCCCGCCGAAATAATCGCACCACCGATACGGCGCTTACCGTAAAGTAGAGGAACCGGATAACCCTGTGAGGTTGTATTAGTAACACCACCAAAGGCGTAACTGGCTTTATTGTCGGGGGACTCTTTACTGGCAAGCCCTCCTAGCTGGGGTGAAAGCATCTGAATAACACCACCAGTTGCCATTGATGCCCCCACAGCAAACATCATATTACTTGCAGCAATACTTAATCCAGGCATCCAAATGGATGCAGCGACTATAACAGTCCCCAAAATGGTTTGAAGCAAACCAGCTTTTTTACTTCCCTCAATAACTGGTGCAATTCGAATGATCTCACCCGTTACCGGATACCCCAAATCATCGGCACCAATATTTTTTTTCCCCTTGAATACAGCAAAGGTCAGCCCCTTCTCTTTGCTATCAATCATGAAGCGCTCAAAACCCGGAATTGTCGCCGCTAATGCTACACCAGCTTCCTGAGTCGTTCTAATTACTCGGTGGTGAACACGGCCGAACGTTTTAGCCAGTACACCACTAAGTTCAATACGGGTCATCACTTCTTTACTTTGCATTCAGTATTTCTCCGTTAAAGTAAATTGCCGCTAATGCTTCTTTCAGGTCGTAATACTTTCTCTTACAGCTGCTGCCCGACTCAGGCGGAATATCCTGCAGGCGCTTTGATACCGTTTGT